AGGAAAAAACACGCTCATTATTTAATCTACCTTGCTAACTAAGATAGACACATTGGTGCTACCAGTACCAGTAATTGCCCAAAGTTCTTCGCCATCTTGCAAATCCAAAGTAAGTTTGTCATTGTTATCCAACTTCAAACCATTGCTACTAGTAACCCCGGCGTTGCCCACATATAAAGTGCCGGATTCACAATGCAACCTTACATGTCTTGATACATTATCTACATCAATTACTTTTACTCTAGTTGTTGTTACTGCTACTTGTGATGTTACTATCGCCATTGATCTGTTCCTCACTCTGTAATCGTTTACGCCTAAAGCGTTCAAAGTCTTTGTGTTGCTTTTGACCTATCCACATCTTGCGTTGGTGTTCCATTTGTACACCTGTATGAGCATATAGTTTATACCCAAAACTCTTAGCCCTAATGCAAAACAATAAGTCCTCACCAACCCATTCTTTATGCAGTGGCATATCCTGATAGAAGCCCCACTTATCACCTTGATGTACCTGATCGGCTTCTTTAACAAACCTTTCAAACACTGATCTATGAATCAAGATAGCACCTGTACCACATGCATCTATCTCAATGATTGAATTTTCTTCATAGTCATGAATAGCATACAAACCATTATCAGCACCCATCCTGAAGATACAAGGTACAGGCTCTAGGTATAACTCTCCGACTTCCCAACCACCATGAACAACACCTGACACAATAGGCCGCTTATCTTTATCAGCCGCACTGACCAACTTTTTGAAATGATCTACCGTAAACCTTTGATCTGTATCTATCTGCAATAGCCAATCATCTGTGGTTTTTTCTAAGAAGGTTGCCACTACTTGATTGCGTAACCTACTAATAACACCTGAGCCTTGTAATGATATAAACTGACCTAACTGTTTTTGTGATCTGGCTACATCTAAAATGCTTGTCATAAAATCTGTAACTACATGTCCAGGTGATGTAACACCTATTGTAATTTTCTCTGTATCTTTCATATAGACATCCACCCTTCATATTGAGCATTTGGGTTATCAATATGCCACTGCTCTTTTAGCCTGTTCTGATGATCCCAATCTACTTCATTGGTGGGTAATCCACAGTAATGACACAATGCTGTATCCAGGGTTTTATAGATATGTTGGCAATATGGCACTAATGCCAGTTTTTCTGTAAATAATGATCCCAAGCGGCACATGCATTGGGTACATTATTGGTCTTATCAACCCAACCATAACGGTTGCCAATATATTTTTTACCCCATTCAATCTGTTTAATTCCATTAACAGTAGCAAGATATTTAGACCTACCCTGGGGTATTCCATAATGACTACCATTCCGCGCCTTTGGGTTAAAATTTGATTCCCTTTGATAAAGATCAATTAGGCAATGGGTCTGATCCATATTATTTAATGTCATTAAAATATATTGTTTGTAATGCGTAGGTTTGTAATTTGAATCAGATAATCCTGTATCAACAGATAATGTGTTAAAAACACATAGAGTTATCCCAAATAGCCAGCACCTTGCGAACCTACCCCTGCGGGGTTCGCATTTTTGGCCTTTAAGCCAAATGCTACGGCGAGAGCCTACCACACTGTTCAAAATCATATTAGCGTAACTCCTAAATCTATCTCACTATATGAGATGTGATCTACACCACTAACTTAGTTTCTTTTGTGTTCTAGTAATTAAATAACAAACATAACAAGATTGATCGGGCATAATCCAGTTACCACATTTACATCTGATTGGTTCGCTCATTGGCTCTCTCTAACAGTAGATCAACCATTTCTATAAATGGTCGGCAGTGTCGCTTCTTTGTCATATAGAAGCGTTCCTCAATTTCCCTGTCTGCATCAAAGTATGTTCTGATTGTCCAATCATACTTTGTGGCAGTGGGTATAACAAAGATTCCCTGGGTAATTTGGCTAATCATTACATAGGCAAAAGGCTTGATTATCTTGCTATCAAAGCCACTTACCGTATCAATCATCACTGGATTAAATGGGAAATCATCAGCATTGGTAAAAGATCGGCTACTACTTTTGACCTCTAAAACTAGGCCATCAACTATTACATCCTTTTCATTTAAGGTTTTATCCCTAATCTGATCATGTGTTGTAGCAATTGAAAACTCAGGCACATCTACCTTTGGCACACCAAAATGTGTTAGTAAATCAGCCACATAAAGGTTGTAGCCATGACCCTCACGCATGGCTTTGTGATAGTCAAACTTAGCCATGATTTTTATACTCAATGTGATTAACGCATCCACAACCGGCGCACTTGCGTACGCCATTCATGTTTAGCATCCTGGGATCATTACACCATTCACAACATTGGCTCAATGGCACAATATCAAACTCAATACCGTTATCTGTAAATGTTGCTTTAATTCCATGCTTATCAATCATTTCCATATCACCCATGATTATTATCCGGGTAGTACCACTTGCCATCTTTGGACATAACTGCCCATCTAGGCGCACAACCTTTAGGGCATGTGTAACCGTAGTAGGGCGTACCGCGACCCTTAGCAATTCCGGTTTTTAAAACCATTTCGCCATGTTCACAATATTGAACAGCCGGTGTACTGGTTGCAACTGCATCAACTACCTGATCTAAACTCATTGCTACTGGTTCGCCTTGTTGCGGTTTATCCTCAATAAAAGATTCACGCAAAACCCTTTCCATCAAGGCTGACTTTGAACCGGGTCTGCCATAGATAGCCGCTACTTCAGGTTGTGGCTCAACTGGCCTTTGTAGCAATTCTGCATCCAAAGATTGTGTTGGTGTTATAGCCCAGGATTGCCGTGCTTTAGCCGCCATTACTTCTTGTTTAGATGCAACGCGCTTTGTAGCAGATTTCATAGCCGCAACTATGGCTCTACCCCAGGCAGAAGTTTCACATATCATTAACTCTGATCCGGCGGTCATGCCTTTACCTGGTATTTGTTCCCAGGCAACTGCAACACCTGGCCTTACATCATGTGGATCACGGTAACAAGCGGCGGTGTAAACCACATAGGTTTTACCTTCAACCTGCACAATGTCATAAGGCTTATTAGGGTTGTAAGGTTGTAATGATGCTTCAGGATATGTTTCCTTTAGTTGGGCTATACGCTCAGCCACATCAACATAATCATTCATGTTCATTATCTATTTTCCCTATCCCAAAGATTTACAACCTTTTCCATTAAGTATTCATTGTCTGCTTCAAGCATCTTTTGGCGCATTGATGGGTGAGTTCTAACAGTAAATTTTTCTACCTTTACATTGGTTTGTTTTGTATCGGCAGTACCGCGCTTGTAGCCACTCTTAAACCCTTTGTCATAGCCATTTTCAACGGCCACAATCCATGTAACACCAATCAACAGTGCTACCAGTGTAAACAAGGTGATTGTTACCAACCAACCGTATATCTCATAGTTCATATTTCACCGCTTCCTTGAACTTGTCTAACCAATAGGCTTCAACCATTTTGGCTGATAGCCTTCCTCTAACCTGCCTTGCGCCTATTGCTTTTTTGGCGTGTTTGCGGATTAAAGAAGCCTTTACAAAATGCTTACGCTTTTCATCAACATAAGCACCTGATTCTTTGTCATATTTGACTAATTCCAACTCATTACCTTTTCTAATTCAGCCGGTAATTCAACCGGATCAACATCATTTATCACCTGATAAACAGTGCCATTTGGATGTATAGATGGTGGTAACACAACATAACCTTTGTGTTTAATATCTATACCTGGTATTACCTTGCCTTTAAATTGCTTTGTTTTATCGGCAAGATAATAAAAGTGATAGCCGTTATCTGTTTTAACTGTATGCGTATTAGATGCTACACATATCCGGCGATAAGATTCCCATAGAACCCTGGATGCAATATTGCGTATATCAAAATCTAAAACTACAAGATTTGATTGCACAATGGCTAGGCCAATATTCAATTCAGAATCATCTTTAAACCATTTTTTAACAGTTAATTTATCGCTACTGGCATCAAGATAACCGTGGCGTAAAAACTTACATGGCTCTTTAGATTGTGGCTTTAATGGTAGAACCCACCAACCCTTTTCTGCATAGGCTACGGCGTTCATGCATACACCCATGAGCCAGCATAATTAGTTGTAAAGCAATATTGAGCCATAGCATTATCATAAGAAATGCTGTAATCAAATCGGTTTTGTTTTAAAAATTCGGTAGCCAATACAACTGATGCATAATTTTCTACCCAATAAATAAACTGATGCGACCAACAGATCGTATCTTCAAATCGGTCTTTTTGTTGTAACCAATCTGTGTTAGTACCCCATTCCATTTGGGCTTCTGTTAAACCTTCAAATTGATTCTTTGTTAGTTTCATTAGGCAATCCTCTTAACACCTTTGTAATAACCATCTTTAATGTCATTTTCAATGTGTTTAACTAATTGTGAGCCGACTAAATATCTCCATGACATATTAGTTTTTAAGGTATGGCCATCTCTTGTAATTTCATAACTAACATCATCTAAAACTTTAATAGTTATAGTTTTGTTAGCGTTTTGATACATTGCAATAATGCCTGCTAATGCAGACATGTCATTTGTAACTTGTACTTTCATAATTAACCCTTCCTGGTCAATTGCGTTTACAAATGCAATTAAACACTAAGGGGCTGACAAATGCCATTACCTACAAGGCTTTTCTCCAATTATTTTTGTGATTTAGATCACCCAAAGGCCTTACCCATTGCAGTAAATGAACCATCAACATTAAATGGAATCATCTCTGTGCTTACATTGCCACGCTTGATATGGATAATCACCGCACCAGCCTGCCAATTGGCGTATCCTCGCGTGTAGGACATCTTTTTCAAATCACATGTATGACCTACCTCAATCCCTACTAAAACCCTCTGTAATCGGCCATTAAAGGCTTCTGAGTGGCATGTGTAGCCCAATCTGTGCGTGTGTCCTGAAATTACGGAAAATCCATAGCGTTTACTAAGGTTCAACGCGGTTTGACCGGCAATATTAGATATGACCCCTTCATCCCCATGACATAGCACAAAGTTAGTACCTGGGATTGGATAAGGTTGTTTTGCGTAATGGATGCCAAGATCATCAAAACCCATAAAGTTTGCATATTGCAATTCAGGTAATCCCATCAAGCCGGGTATGCGTTGTATTGCTTTGTACAATCTATCTGAATGATTTGATCTACTAACTACATCTGTTTTCAAATCAAATAAAATATCCTGACAGGTAGCCCTATCTTCATCCAGGGTTTGCATAAATGATTCAGCCTTGCCATCTGCGAATCTTGAAATAGTATTAAAATCCATTTCATCACCAACATTTAATACTAAATCAAACTTAAAGGCATT